TAAACATGCCTCTTGCATCTATAGAGCTAGACTCACAGGTCGCACATGAACCAAAGTGTAGGCACGCTCTTATCCATTCATCTTCTGTTAGTGTCTTGATTGGTTTACGGACTTTACTAAGCATTTCAAGCCATGCATTAAAGTTATCCTCGTTCTTCTTAAGTACTCTAGCGCGGTGGCGCTGTAACTTTGCTAAGGCTTGATCTGGTGTTGTACTAGCCATAACCTTTTTGCTCTTACATTTCTTGCATATATTTTCGCCTTTTGCAACCTCTGCAAATTGCCCACATAGCTTGCATATTCTTTTCTTAAATGGGGTGCCGCAGAAGCGGCACCGCTTATCAGGATGTGTTATAGGATATACCCAACCACACCCATCACATGTCTTGGTGTCTACCATGTAGTACCGGTGTCATATCGTACTACCGGTAAGCCGCATTGAGTTGCCATTACGTGGGCATAGGACCTGGATACTTCATCCAGCTTATCCTTTGACAACACAAATGTTTCGCCGCGTTGCTTACAGCGCGCCCATAAGGTCTTTAGTGTCGCTGTGCAGTATAGTACGAATCCTCCACCATGTGTCTTTACTAGAGCTTCTAGCATCTTAACATGCATTGGGTCCATCTCTAGTCTACCTCTGAAGATAGGTCCATACACAACATCCGAATACCAGCTTCTATCAAATATGTACACTTTAGTTGGGTCTGATAGACTTACAGCTTCTGCGTATACCTTCCAGTAATTGTCAGCCTCTTCTTCAGTCTTAGGATTGCTGAAGTGCCTGTAGAAACTTCCTGGATGACTTTCCATTAGCTGCTTGATAATTGTGGTTTTGCCGGCACCATCTGGACCTTCAACGATTATAATCATTTGTCTACCTCCCTTATGTATTTGAATCTATCATTGAGTATCAAAATAGGTTCTGCTAGGTGACTGTACGGTTTACCACAGCACATTTTACCCTCTGGACAGGTACCTGTAGTGCAGAAGGGCCCACAGTCATGGTACATATTACTTAGCTTCCATAGCTGTTCCCATATTAACAACATAACATACTGGGTCTCCAGCGTATTCCTGTTACAAGTCCGTTGACGTATCATATGCTTTAATTGGTATGGCGTGGCCGAAATCAATAGCACATTACGCATGCCCTGCGGCATCTTATAACCTGCTGCATCCCTACCTACTAAATCTACAAGACCCTCATATTCATATAAGTCTCGTAGGCAACCGTCTAGGTAGAAGTCTGTAACATGCTTGCCTGGGTTTTCATTATCACATTTAGTTACCTCATATGGTACAACGAATTGTGCTTTACCAGAGTAGTCTGAATACTGTAATGAGCCTGACATAAACTTTACTTCATTTTGATGCCGTGTTATTTGTGCTAAGAAGCGACGCGAGGCCCCAACTACAGCAACATTTATAATGCCAAACTTCTGGATGGTTGGGTGAGGTAACGACACCATAGAATCTACAAGTTTATCAGAATATGGTTTGTCTAGTAGTTCCTGAAAGTCATCCATATTACTGATGTTATGTCCGCGTTGTGTCAGGCGAGCCATTGCAACCATCATATTTTCCGCCTCACTTACTGCTTCTGGATTTAGTATCTTAACTTCTATTCTATTCATCAGCCTCACGCAACCTTTCTAATATGTTTGCGTTACCTAGTATAGCTTCTATCTCTTGCTGCTCTGACGGTGAGCATTGCTCCACGCACTTAACAAATTCCTTAGCAATTAACTTAAAAGCCATGCCTAGCGTTAACGCGTCAGTGTTATAGAATATTGAGGTGTCGCCGTCTTTCTTTGACAATATTGCTACGAAGTCATCTGACTCACATAGGGCACCGTCCATACGGACGGTGCAGGTATCTGGTAAATTAACAACTTTATTAGTCATGATTATCCCCCTTAAATATGTTTCATAGTGTGGTCGTACCCTTCATCTTGGCGCCTTATGTTTTCTTTATGCTTATCTAAATAACGTTGGTAGAACTCTTCTGCATCCATGCCTAGACCTATTGATAAATTCATAAAGAAATGCCAAGCGTCAATTAGCTCATTCTTTGCTTTATCAAATGCCTCAGCAATCTCTTCAGGTGTCATACTACTGTAGTCTTTCCAATGCTTAAAGAACGGTATCTCATACAGCATTTCTTGTAGTTCCTGGTCGCAGAATACGAAGTGGTCTCTAAGGAATGCCGCACGTTCTTTTAAGTCACCATTGTAGCGCGGGTCGACGCGATTCTGAAATTCTTTCTGCATTTCGAGCATGTGCTCTAATGGGCTTACTATTATGACGTTGTCTTCCATAAACAATTCAACACTTACAGCTTCTTCAGCAGAGTGAAAGCATGGCCCACCATTTTTGTAACAGTTTGTCTTAGGACATTTTGTATTCTTATCTGGGTCACACAGGTATAGCATTTTGCTCATTTAAGCTCCTCCTTTTACATACATAGCTCTAAACTCAATGCGCTTTAGAACCTTCTCGTATATTTCAGGGAACTGTGATTTAAGCTTCTCTGTATCAACCCTGGTCTGTGCCCTAGGTGACCATTTGATTGTATAATCTTTGGTGTAAGCTATCTCGTTATCTTTAAGTCTATCTTTAATGCGGTTCTGTGCTTCTTCCATTGTCTTTGTCAGTTCTTTAATCTTTGCCTTACAATTAAAGATAGTAGTCGCTAAATCATTTGATAGGTCGTCGTCAAGTACAATTTCTGAGTTCTTAACTACTGAGCTATAGATACCGTTTGCAAACTCTGTATCAGCAGATTGCATCTCAGGTTCTTTGAGGGCCAATACATTGTCATGCCAAAAGCTTTTAGCCGCTGGTATTATCGTGTCCCTCAGTAGCTCATCATTTCTGAAGACCTCATAGTGATAAAACTTATTACCACCTACAAGACAGGCGAACGCACCCTTCTCCAAGCCTAATATCCACAGGTACCAGTTTAACTGGTATATGTACGACAACAGCAAGTCGCCATCTTCCCATGCATCATTATTGTACTCACTTGTAGTTTTGCACTCAAGTACACCAATAGGATTGCCTTCTTCATCAATAATAAGCCTATCAATATTTGCAACAGCCCAAGGGTACTCATTGTGTTGTAGTGAAACATTGATAGTTAGTAGTCTTGCACCAGTTTGTCTTGCGTACTCATCCGCTACTACAGGCTCTAGCATATGCCCAAAGTGCATACGTTCTTGTGAGGCGGCGTCGGGTTTAAGTGCATCTTGAAATTGCCCTGTTTTATTTAAGTAAACCTGCCTAGCTGAAGAGAACGGACTTACACCACATATGGCGCCTATGTCTGAACCACCTATTCCTCTGGTCCTAGCCTTCAACCAAGCTTCCTCGTCTTCTTCTTGTGTTACTGTACTATACACGTGGCAATTAGTCAATTTCCTTATAGCAGCTACTGTAATGCTACCCTGTGGCTTAGCTAATGATTGTTCATATTCCATCATTCAAACCCCATTTCATTTAATAGTTTTAGTAGTACATCGCCGTGGCAAGGCTTTGGTGGGCACCAGCATCCCAGCGTCTTACCCGCCAGTCCTGGAAGAGCACGCATCAATACAATGCTAGTTCTAACATGCTCTTCATACTTTGCAATAACCTCTGCTCGTGTTCCGTCAGGTCCTATTTTATAGGGGTTACCCCACTTGGAGGGCCTTCCTATATACACGTCATAGGCCTCTTTCTTACAGTGAACAATTCGTGTCATTACACTATCATTAGATTGGTCATTTGTATCTCAGAGTTAGTCTTAAGTTTCATGTCATCATCGTACGCTCCTAAGATATAATCAATCTTCTGTTCAATGTTAGTATTGTTAACAGCCAATTCTGTAGCACCTGTAGGTAGCTTAACTGCCGTAACAATATACGTTGGCTTGAAAGGTTCTCTAGCTGGTATTTCGCCTGCATCAATACTAGCTTGCTCATCTTCTGATATTTCATGCATGGCTTTCTTAATCATGTTAAGATAATAACGCAATTCATTTTCCATAACTTCGCCTCCTAAAAGTCTGATGGTGCGTAGTAGTTTTTACGCGCCGCTTCTATTTCTTCTCTGGTTATAATATTGGTAGTAAGATCCTCGAACAACTGTGTACCAAGTGGCAACCTACGATAGTCACCTTTAAATTTATCTACAAGGTGCTGCGTGGTCAAGAACTTCAATAGTAGCTTAAGATCATCCTTTGCCAAACCGGTATAGTCCTCAAGTGTTGCACGGCTAAAGTAAGGTAACTGATACAGTATCTTAGCCATCTCATTAGCATCAACCAATGGTAACGTGAGGAATGTTGATCTGAGCTTAGCAATATTTGAATCTGATGTATCTGATGTGATATGTTCCTGCTCACTTAGCCTATCATAGCCAAAGCTCTTTGCCTTGTATATGTCGTTCATGAAATCTACAACAAAGTCCACATGCTCAGGCTTGACTATAACGTTTTCAAATGTCTCGTCAGTAGAACATACGCAACATGCTGCCGCAACAGCTAATCTTGCTATCTTAAGTCTCTGGTCTGCAGCCTCAACTATAGGTACCCTCGATGTGTAAAATGCGCCCATCTCTGTGGCCTTGTCAAGGATGCGTTGTGTTGCTTCATCTGTGATTTTGATATTGTCTGGCATGCGGCTCCATGCCCACAGTACCCTCGCATTGCAAGCATCCGACGTATATACATGTGGTACTGGTGGCAGGTCTTTGAGGGACTTGTTGACAAGGGTTGGGTCAACGTCACCTGAAGCAACTGAGATAGCGATGTCCAAGCGTCTGACGTCTTCGGCTTTACCCATGAGCTTAAGGATTGCATTAACTCCGTAAGTCTCTGAGTTAAGCTGTCTACCATTTCTAGGATTTGAGATATAAATTGCTCTAGTCCTACTTGTAGTTTCTGCCGTAATAACTCCAGTTGCTTTTGCAATTCCACTTGACCTAACGTCAGACATAATTGCGAGGTCGTCTTCACTAAGTCCTGAGAGTTCGTCAATAGTTATCAATCCTCCATCATTTAGTGGGAATGCACCCCAAACCAAGAACCACCTTTTATTGTTCTGTTGCATATTGTATACTAGTCCAGTTCTTCTAGACGATTCACCTGAATGTAACTCGCCTAGTCTGTAGTGATGCATCAGACGCTCTACAATGGTAGTTTTTGCTTGGCCTGAGTCACCAATTATTAGTAGCTCCCCCCAGCCACGTTTTACAAACTGTTCTTGAAAATAAAAGTTAAGCGCAGTGTGGTATATTAAATCAACAGCAAATGCCACATTACTTCGTTCCCAGATATAGGTTACGTTTCTCTCAAGGTCTGTATGTATCTCTTTGAATTTATCATGTACCGTTTGACCATCAGTTACTTGGAACAGCTTAAGATACTCTATAACTTCATCGCTGAGTTCGAAATCGCTTATCAAGTCTTTCTCTGGATATACTTTATCAAATATATATGTTGCATATTGCGATAATGGGTCTGGATACATGTAGCCAGCCATTGTATACCGCTTATTTGTTTTTAAGTCATTTCCTATGCAATACCCTGTACGAACTACATATTCATGCTCTTTAGAGAATCCAAAGTTAGCTTCTGCCTTAGGAATCAATCTGAGTTCTCCAATGTTCATGTACTCTTCAACGTCTACCCTGCAGCGATCACATCTTGCATTTATACCAAGCATCTCATATATAACCGCTTGCTGCTGCTTATCTGTACATTTTATTAGTTTCATCAATTCCTTATTGACTGGCTCAACCGTAAAGTTT